TCGTCGCCCATCACGGGGCGCAGTTTGACCACGTGAGCGCAGTCGACCTGAACCACGTCGCCGGGGCCTTTGGTCAGCTCATCAACTCGCACGATCGGCATTTCGGTCGTGGTCTGCTGCTTGAGCTTGCGCATCGCGTCATCGTGGGAGGGCATGGGGCCGGTGAGGGCCGTCATGGGTGTGGGCTGGCGAACAGCCATGGCGGACAGCGCCTTCGAGAACTGCTTGTTCGCGAGAGCGGAGCCGCGGGGGACGGAAGTCTGAGACATGGAAAACTCCTATGGGGATGTGTTCCCCCTGTCCATCAGCTCGTGGCTGGCAGCCGCGCGAGGATTTCCTCGTCGGTCATTTGCCGGAAGTCGATGGATGGGGCTGATGCGGGTTGACCGCCCCCGAAGTCGCTGATGCCCTTCGGCCCAGCGGGCTCCAGGGACGCGATCACGGCGGCGGGGTCTTGACGGGGGACGGGTGGGTCCGTCTTCGCAGGAGGTGGTGTGGCCACTCCGAATGCGCGCTTCGTGCGCGCAACGGCTTCGGCGTAGCGCTCGACAACAGGCTTTCCAATCCAGTCCGGGTCTTGCTCAAGGGCCGTGTCATAAGCAATGGCACGCTTGAGCTTGTCCTGGGCGGTGGGGTCGTGTTGCCACGCGAGAAGGTCGGGCACCTGGTCCACGAGCTCCTGAACGTCAGGGCGAAACTCGATGGGTTGAAACTCTTCGCTGGGTTGAGCCTGCGGTTGTGGCGTCGCTGCAATCCGTTGTTCGAGTTCCTTTTGTTTGACGTAGAGCTTGTACTGGGCTGGGAAGTCTTCCTTCAGGCTGGCAAGCTCTTCATCCGTGAGTTCGGTCGCCGCTGGTGGTGCTGCCTTGCGGGCGGCCTCCAATTCAGCCTTGAGCCTGTCGTTCTCTTCACGCAGACGCCTTTCGGCGCGGCGTGCAGCACGCAGGGCTGCCGACTTGTCGCCTTGCGATGGCTCGGCCGGCTGTGCCGCTGCATCGGCTTCGGCTTTGGCGGCGTCGGCGGGCGGCTGAACTGCAGGGGTCGCGGGATCAGCCGTGGTCACTGGTTGGGCTTCTGCTGGCCGGGCTTCGGTCGCTGCTGCCGGGGTTGCCCCTGGTGCTGCGTCGTCGGCCGGCACGACTTCTGCCTCTTCCGTGATCTGGCTCAGGATGGCGGCTTCCTCACTGTCAAACGCTGGGTGCACGGGTTCTTTCACGTTTCTCTCCTGTCTCGTTTACGGTCGAGCACCGAGGCCTTTCGGCCACCGTCATGGGTACGCATCAGGCTTGTTGACGACTCGCGCCAGATGGCTTTCGCTGGGGTACACACCGATGCAGGGCGAATCACTGCAGCGGCGGCGCAATGCAAAAAGCCCGCACTCGGCGGGCTCTTGCAATTGATGGGGTTGGTCAGGCGCCGGCTGCGGCCAGCGCGTCCTCGATCATTTGGTCTTCGTTGGCGGCATCTGCGCTCTGCATGGCCTGCAGGATCTCCGCCTCGGTCTTGGCGACATCGGCCTCAGCGGTGCCTGCCTGAATGCGGCTCTCCACCATTTCGGCGTTGGCATTGGCCTGGCGGGCAGATGCCCGGTAGCGCTCAGCGCTGGCGACCTTCTCGTCGAGCACAGCCTGGGCCATGGCTGCGGCCTGCTCCTGTTGTGCCTGCATGGCTTGCTTCTGCTGCTCTTGGGCCTGAGCCTGACCTTCCTTGTCGCCCGGGTCCGGCATGCCTGAGACATTGCGCAGATCGGTGGCCAGCTGCTCGCGGTTGCTCAGGCCCGATGCTTCAATGTAGGCCGGCGCGAGCACAGCAACAGCCTGCGGGCTGGCACCCAACGCCTGGATGATGGTGGCGATCTGCTGCTGGCTTTGCTGGCGGTAGGCCGGGGTGTTTGGCACTTCGGCCAGACCGGTCTTGATGTGGGCGTCCTCGACGCGGTTGACCGGCATTCCTGCCGGCGTCCAGCCGTTGAGCATGACCACGCGGCGGGTCTTGCCGGTGCCGACCGGGACTTGAATGTTCTCGTCTCTCAGGTCGTGCAGGATCTCGTCGACGGCCAACTCGAAGGCTTTGCGTCGGGCATAGCTGTAGTTGTCGTTCATCTCGCCCATCGACTGCTCGCCCTGCTCGATCAGCATGCTGTTGGCGATGCCGGACTGAACCTGAGCCTTGCCCAGTTGGTTGGTGTAGCGCCCGGCTGTGGCCTGGATCAGCTCCTGGCTGTCCTTCATGATGGCAAACTGCTCGGGCTGCATCACCAGATCGTTGCGGATCTTGATGGCGCCGTGGTTCTTGTTCTGCCGGTTCGGGTTCGTGATCGCCACAAAGTCGGGGCGCATGACGTTGGCGGCAATGTCGTCGATGGTGTTGAACTCCGTGGCCAGCGCGTCACTGTCCATCTCCACCTGCCGGGCCTTAAGCATCCACTGCACACGCAGCCGGCGCTCGTTGTACTCATCCTGCGGCGCGATCATGCCGTCGATCAAACCGTATGGGCTCTGGTCTTCATCGTCGCGGAAGGCGAAGAACGGCACATAAGGGAAGTGCCGCTTGTCTGTGCCCTCGTCGACCAACCGATGCGGGCCGGCGTACAGCGCGCGGCGCACCTGGCTGGTGATTCCCTTGCTGATCTTGACCAGGCCGCGGGACACCGCTTCGACGTGACGCGGGTCCTTGGCGTTGTAGACCACCTTGCGGCCGCCAATATGCAGCACAACAACTTGCGCCGGCACGCGGTACCAGACCTCGTACAGCCGGATCATCTTGCGGGCTGAGTCCACCCAATCCCACTTCTTCACGATCAGGTTGAAGCGGCTTTCGTTCTCGTAGGCCGATGAAAGCTCGAAACTCTCAGGCTTGCCCAGCAAATGGCCATCGTCCTCGGTGATCTGCGACCAGCCGCTGACGCTGCGGCGCAGCACTTCGCGGTGCTTGGGCATCGCGGCTTCAATCTCGTCGAGGTCGACCATGCGCTGGCGCACCACCCAGCGGCAGCGGTGATCCAGCGTCACGCCAACCTGGCCGCGCCAGTCCCACCACATCTCGTCCACAGGCACAGACTCGAAGCGGTACTGGTAGGCCAGCGGGTCACTGCTGCGGCCCACGTGCACCCAGCCCAAGCCCTTCTTGACCATGCTCGCGTAGGCTTCACTGACGGCCATGTGTGCACACGTCTCGCGCTCCAGCTCCTTCAGCTTGGCGCTCGTCACCTCGGCGATGTCGTAGTGGCTGTCGTCGTCGGCCTCGACCTTCACGTCGGTGCGGCTCTTCGCTTCCTGCCCAAGCACCGAATTGATGACGGGCCGGATCAGGTTGATGGCGCGCTCTTCGAGGTCTTCCTGGCGGATGTGCCAGCGCTGCAGCTCACTCAACTGCTTGCCGTCGTAGTAGGCGCTGGCCATCTTGGCACGCAGCCGCCATTCCGGCTGGTCCATGCAATCGCGAAGCATGCGCTCCAATCCGTAGAGGCTGAACGCACCTGCCCCAGCGAAGTCGCGCGACGGATCGCCTGCCCGGTCTTCGTATGGGGTGGTTGGTTTCATCTTCACATTCCTCTTCTGCGTCGAAACGCTGCAGCGCTTGATGCGCTTGTCTTCAGTCCACGCAGTTCCCGGTAGGCCTTGGCGACCTCTTCGGTGTCCGCTGAGTGCGTCGTGATCGCTGCGATGCCCTCGCCGCCGCCAAGCATCAAATATTGGCCAGCCTCGCAGCTGTGACTGAAGGAATTCTTCTCAGGCACGTCGCGATACCGGTCTTCACCGGAGAGTTGCAGGCGCCTGAACTTGTAGGCGCCCTGCATGCCCTTGCGAGTCACCTTCATCTCGGGGTGAATCAGGAACCCAGGCTCGCCATCGATCATCCGGCGCAGCGGGTTGGCCACGGCTTCGGACCTGATCGCAAAGTCGTTGGTGTGCGCCGGCTCGGCCTTGATGCCGTTGGCTTCCAGCAGTTGGAATACCGTGCTCTCATCCTTGTCACCGACCTGGCGCTGATCGCCTGATGGGTCGCCAGTGATGCGGCCGATCGTGAAGCCGGCCAGCCGTTCCTTGATGAAGTCCTTGAGCTCGTTGGAAAACCTGATGACACCTGTGTCAGTGGTCACCAGCTCATGCCGCCAGCGCCATTGCCCGTTCGCCAAGCGCTGGCCGAAGATCGCAGCCGGCGTGAGGCCGAAGTCCAAGCCGATGTGCACCGGCAGGCCTTTGACCAACTCGAACTCTTTGCAGTGCACGCTGTCGCGGTAGTCTGGCCACACCGGCTTTCCGTCTGCGACGAACCCGTATTCATTGGCCAGGTTGACCTTGATCCAGCTCTCTGTCTTGCCCTGGGCCCCTTTGGTGTAGTAGCCCGGCGGCAGGTTGTGCAGGTTCTCAGCCTTTGGGTTGAGTTCCCACGGCGCATCAGCCGACTTTCGGATCAGGCCGCCGGGTTGCGACAGGAACAGCCATCCTTCAGGCTTGATCTCTTCGGCCAGGCGGTACAGCCAGTGATCGGTGTCGGGCGCGTTGGTGTCGCCGAACATGCCGTACCACGTCGGGTTCATCGGGTACCGGCCGATCCGCAAGTCCACCATCTCCAGAATGGTGAACATCAGCTCCTTGACCTCGTTGAGCCATGCAAACGTGAGCTGCATGCCTCGCAGTTTCTTCACGTGGTCCTCGCGGTCCAGCGCCAGGAAGATCATCTCGGCGTCCACCGTCGTGCCGTCGTCCAGTTTGAACTTCAGCCGGTGGGTGGGCGGCTCCATGCCACCCTTGGAGAAGTTGCCCAGCTCGCCGAACATCTCCAGCCAGTCCTTGATCGTCGTGCCGAACAGGTCCGGGTAGGTGTTCCTCACCGCCAGGCCCCTGGTTCGTCTCACGCCGTCGCTGTCTGGCTCTTGGTCCAGCATCACGCGAAAGGCTTTCCAGCAACTGGTGTTGGTCTTGGCCGAACCCAGCGGGCCCCTGATGATCGTTCGCTGCTCCCTGCTCAACAGGTAGGTCTCCAGCGTCGGGCCCTGCGGCTTGTATGCGTACTCGATTTCAGACATTTCTGACCGAAACGAATACCGAAAGATTACAGACTGGCGCTGCAATTCGGTACGGACCCGGGATTTTCGAGACCCGCCGCACCATGCTTGAATACTTTGAACTCACTTCTTGCCCGTGAAGTCTTTGACCCGCACCGTCGGCATCGTGAGTTCGATCTTGTCCTTGTAGAGACCCAGGTGCCTGAACATCTTGTCCATGGCGGCATCCTTGCTGTGGAACTTGATCTCAAGGCCCTTGTCGCTCTCCTTGATGCCAGCGAACAGGCTTGCAGCCGCTGTGCTGATCTTGCTGGTGTCCTTGAGCACCACGCGGCCAATGCCTTCGCCGAAGCACTCCGGGCAATCTGGGTTGGGCTCGCGCAGCCGGTTGTAGCCGGTGCCGCCCAGGGTGTCGAAGTCGCCAATCGGCTTCCCGTCCTCGATGGCCTTCTCTGCCGCGGCTGAATAGGCGTTCTCGTCGCGCAGCATCTCGGCAGCCGTGCGCTGGTAGCGATTGCCGGTTCCCCAGCAGTACCTGCAGCAGCCCACGCGGTGCTCAACCAGCTCGCGCGGGTCGGCGGTCATGATCGCCCAGGCTTCCTTGACGACGCGGTCTGCAGTGATTTCGGTGCGTTTGGCCCGCTCAGCCAGCGCTTTCTCAACGAAAGTTGAAACCTTGGCATTCGATAACAGCCGGCTGGACTGCTCTTGTGCTGAGTTTGGGCTGTAGCCTGCACGGATCGCAGCCTGACAAGCGTTCAGGTCAATCAGGTACTCACGGACGAAGGCGGCTTGTTTTTCGTTCAGCGGCGATTCTTTGGGTGCTGATGCGCGCGGCGCGGCTTCTATCGAACGTGGGGCGCCTGATGTGCTGCTTTTTTGTGCAGTTGGCGCTTTTTTTGTGGTTTTGGCCTTCTGTGCGGCTGCGAGCTTGGCTGCGGTGCTCATGCTTGGAATGCTGCGATTCTCTCGTTGAGCACATCGCGGTACTGGCCCATCACGTCGAACTGGCGCTGCATGCGGTCCTGCTCTTCAGCCGGGAGGATGTTGACAGATTCGGAGCGCAGGAATGCACCGAGGCGGTCTATCTTGATCTGGACGGCGTTGCGCTCGTCGATCACGCGTTCCTGATGGGGTTGGAGGGTTTGAGACATGGTGTTCTCCAAAAAGGGAGCGCCCGGCCTGGTGGTCAGGGTCCGGGCGCTCTTGGAAGAGGCTGGCAACTGCGAAGTTTTCAGCCTTGGAGACTTGGTGGTGTTTGAGGGGCCGTCCCGCCCTGGTGGCTCTGGGGAGCGCGGCCAGGGCGGGGTTCTCGGCTGGGCCTCCGTTTCGCGCACGGTGGCCCATTGCGCCCACCGTTGGCCTTCTCGCCTGACATGAGCAGCAGGGAGTCAGTCGGCGAGGGGTGGGGTTTGGTTTGAGATCGCGGGCGCGCTGCCTTGTGGCACGTAGCCGGTCAAAGGGTGTGCAGCGGCCCGCAGAAAGGAAAAAGCCCCGCAGTTTCCCTTGGGGCTTTCTCTCCGGCTATGCCGGAACTGCGTGTTTGGCAAGACGCCATATCATTCTGGCATAGAGTCGGGAACAGGGCAAGACGATAGGCATTGACCTACCTGTAGGATTCTTTGCCCTGCGTTTGTCCGACCGGGGAGCAGCCGTAGCCGCTGGAATCTGCTGTATCGCACCATGTGGTTTCATCAGGCGCCCATTACGTGGGCCAGTCGCCTGCCCGTTGCCGGGCGTCATAGCCATTTGCCTGTTTCGCGGTCATCCATGGAAAACACCGCCTGCCGTCTTGCCAGTTAGCAGCGCCACGATTCGTCGTAGCCCGTCCACCTCTTCGACTCCGCGCGGCTTCAGTGGATTGCCCTTGGTTGCGGTCCGGAGTACCGCTGGGTTTCCTTGAACCCAGAAAGCGAAAAACCCGCTCGATGGCGGGTTCTTGGTTGATTTCAGCGACAGCTATCCCCTGAAGGTCTCCACCGGGCGCCGGGGCGTGCTCCGGTAGCTGTCTGCTGAGATTTGGGCACGAGGCGGTCAGCACCGCCTGTGGTCCCTGCAGTATTGTAGGGGTTGCCTGTTTATTGTGCAACTGGCTGTAATTCGGTCAGTTTGCGATCTGGTGCAAGTCGTGAACAGGCGCCGGCTCCCGCGCATCCTCGACTTCCACCGACCATCGGCGGCCAAAGTCCCACGCGATCACTCGGACCACCTTCCAGCCTCGCGCCTCGGCTTCTTTGGTCAACAACTGCTCCAGCGCCATGCCCTGCGCTCTGGCCCTGTCCTGTGCTCGTCGATATGCCTCGTAGTTGTCGCGGGGGTCCGGCAAGTTGATGATGTGTAGTTCTTTCATGGCCTCTTCACCTCCTGATGCATCCGCAGCCGCCGCTTCATGCTCACCCGGGCCTCGCCGACACAATGGTCAATGTAGGCCAGCAGCATGCCGCCTTCCATGCCTCCCGGGCGATGCCTCTTGCCTGAGCCCTTGCACTCGGGTGCCGGGCACACGCGCTCGGAAAGCGACGGCGTGCCCTCCACCACCTGCCAGCGCCTGCCGTGGCACACGTGACACGTCGGGTCCAGCCACCACATAAGCGTGTTGGCCACCAGGGTCTGCGGGTCGCTCTCCATACCCTTGACCTTTGACCACAGCACCAACTGGCCACGGACATCGGGCAGCGTCTTGAGTTTGCCCAGCTGCAGCTTCTGTTCGTGCAGCAGCCATTGTGAGGCTTTCTCTCGGGCGTCCTTCAGGTCGGCGTCGTTCGGGATCACCCGCTTGTTCTCCCTGGCGATCATCCTGGCCAGCTCAACTGTGGCCTGGGCGCCGATCTTCTTGGGCTTCTCGGCTCCATCGAACTCGCTGTGCAGGCGCATGAGTGCTGAGCCGATGCGAGACGGGGCCCACGCCGCGGCGATCAGCACATCACCCGCTCCGCTTCGCTCGGCATCGACGACCAGGCTGGTGGCGTGGGTGGCGCTGGTGTAGCGCTCTTCGGTGGTCAACGGGTTTTCTTTGTCGCTCATGCATTGCCTTTCTGGTGGTCTCTGATCCGTCGAACCCATTGCTTCACCCGGACGTGGCCGGCCTCTTCGTTGCCCTCGCCGAACACCCGGCCCAGCGCTTCCTTGTATTCCGGCGTCTGCTTGCCCTTGGACATGCTGTCGAACAGCTCGCGGCCATTGGCCAGTGCACGGGCCCGACACCCATCGCAGTGAGCGGCGTATCGTCCGCTGGTGGGGTTGATGCTGGCTTTGGCGCAGGCGTCGCAGTGGGTCATGTCCGCGCCCCCAGCCCGGCGAATGGGTTGTTGTGCTGGCGCGCTCGCACAGACTTCCTGCACCTGTAGTGGCTGATCAGCGATATATGCACGCCCAATTCATCGGCCAGTGATTGCTGCGTCCTGTCGCTCTCCAGAATCATGGCCACCTGTTCGTCGCTCAGTTTGCGGTTTCTGGCATGGCCTGCCGCGATCTTTGCGGCGCGAAGTTCCTGATTCGTGTTGCGCATCGACCGCGCCAGCATCTTGGTCTTCGTGATGTTGACGGCGTGCTTCGGGTTCACGCAGGCGCTGCACTCGCATTCGTTGCTGGCTACTGATCCTGGTGGCGTGGGATCGCGCTTGATGAACTGCATCACAGCAGATCGAACGGTTCTGCGTTCACCGTTGACGCGCATCATGGGCTGACCACTGCCTGAAAACCCACTGGTCCAGATCCAGCATTCGCCTTCCTGCCGTGACATGGCAGTGATGTAGCTCAGCAGCCGGTCGGCTGTCATGGGGATGTGTCTGGGGCCGCTCACACAGCCTCCGGTGTTCTGGCTTCTGGCTTGCCAGCGATCAACAGCATTTCGTCTGTGCCTGTGCCGGGGTCTATGAGCTTCATTCGTGGCTCGTCCCAGCCAATCTCTATCCCGTCGGAACTGAACAAAGGTGGATCAAAGAACCACGTGTTTGGTGGAGCACCAAGATACCCCGGTGGAACACGCCAACCGAGAATCCGCGGTGTTCCAACAAAGGGCTTGCAATGTCGGTTGACGACACCATTGCCCAACAGCATCACAAGCGCGCCAGTTTTGAATGTCATGTCATTCTCCAAAGTGGAAGGTTTTTTGGCCAGAGCCCACGGGCCTGGATCTCGTCTCTCGTGAGTGCCGACCACATGCGGCCAGCTTCGATGTGAGCCAGTCGGCCCCCGGGTAGAAGCTCGTAAGCGTCGAATCGGCTATGGCATCCACGCAGGCCGGGTTCATCAGCACAAAGTGGCATGCCGCGGCGGTCGTCGACCTTGATGCCCTTGCCCTTCCCTGCGTTCTCGTGGGCATGCTGGCTGCGGTCTGGCTTGTGGCAGTGGCTGCACGGGCGGGCGGCCACCAGGCGGCGGTAACCCTCGTGCCTGACAGCGTTTTCCTTCTCGATGGCCGATGTCGGAATTCCGATAACGGGGGCCATCACAGCATTGCGGCGCAGGTGCTCCGGAATGGGTTTGTGCACCGTGCGTTTGTGCACGTAGGACGGCTTGCTGAAGCCTGAGCGGTTCACGCTGCCGCCCTCGCCTGCTGCCGAATGGCTTCTACCTGTTGAAGCCGTTCGCCAATCCAGCGGACATTTGGAACAGCCCAGGAATTCCCCAAAGCCTTGTAGCGTGGTCCGTCTGGGCAATCGCTGGCGGGCTTCTTGCGCCACGGGATTGCGGTGTACCCACGTTTGAACCCCTGAAGCGCCTCGCACTCTTCTGGCGTCAGGCGTCGAACCTGCATGCCGTAGCTGACCGCATGCACGTCGTTCTTTGTCAGGGTGAAACTTATGCCTTCAGCATTGATCCCGGGCCCTGCGGGCCCTGCGGTGTCGCTGCGGTTCAGCAGGGTTCCTTGGATGGCGTAGGCCACTGCCTGGTGACCACCGCCGTTTTGATGAGAATCAGCGTGCCCCATGGCTCGCATGGTGCTGGCGATTTCACCCACTCCAAACCCGCTTTGACCGGAAGCCTTGCAGTCGAACGCAATCGCAGGCGCATGCATACCAGCGGCAAGCGGATGGCAAGGATCGCCAGCCTTCGGACTGCTGTAGTTCGCTGCGCTAGTGATCTGGGTGGTGTCGAAGGCCAGAACTGGCACCAACGGAGTGCCGCGGCCCGATCCATCCTCGCTTGCATCGAACCCTTCTCCGCGCAGCGTGTGAGCAATGAGCGGTGAGCCGTCGCCGTCGCCGTCGC